TTACGAAGCCAAGGAGAGTATCTCTTCCTTTTCCTGAGGCTATTTAGAAAAAAGTCATACTGCAACTTCTTTGCTAGGTTAGGATGTTTATTCATTTCATTTGCAAACATCACAGAATCTATCTGTCCAGATAGACATCGATTAATAATGTAGGATGGATAACTCTTCTCGATATCTGGATCCTCATCAATTAAATTATTTTTATTGGTATTGATGGAGTTTAACCAATCTTTAAGTTCTGTCATTATATAAGGCAATTTTTTTATCAATATAGACTTTTGCTTTCTTAAGGTCGTCTAACTCACCTTCTTGATCTTTATGTCCAGCACGACAAACATATTTAATTACATTGCCTGCAAAGAAATCAAGTTCTTGATCAGCGATAAAATCCCAAACTTGAATCTTACCTCTTTGATAATGTGATGGTGAAAATTTATTCATGATGTAGATTTGCGTTTAATAATAATTCTGTCATTTTCAAAGTCTGGAATAAATTCCAAAACTTCATCATGATCCCAGCATAATTCTCCATATAGAGAATTGAGTGTTGCCATGTCTTCCCAAAGATCATTTGGTTCAGTCATGTTTTTCACTCCACTCTTTATATGTGCAACTTAAATCTAAAGGCTCGGGATCTTTAATACCTTTTATTTTTTTCCAATTACTGTAAAGTGCTTGGAGATGCCATGATTGAGATAAACTCTTCGGCCCATGTTCGAGAAGATCAAGTTCCATCCTATTTCTTGTATAGGATTTATATTCTTGTCTCCAATTAGAATCATTAAAGTCTTTCATAATTTATTTTCTAATAATGATTACATCATCCTCGTCATCGTCATCTTCTTCTGTTCCTTTGAAGACTAATAACTCTTCGCCTGATTTTACATCAGACATTTCTGGATGAACATTCCTTTTAATGGGTTTATTAAAATCATTCAAAGTTGATCCTATCATTCTCCACATAAAAGCAAATGTGGTGGCGAAAAGCATAACAAAAAATATAAGATAAAGAAAAATTAGAGTGTCATTCATCTAAAACCCTGTTGAAATATTCTTTGAATCGGAACTTGTTTTATCTTATCTATAATGTCAGTTTCTATTTTGTCTAAAATATTAACATCTAGATGCATGAATGGTGGAATGATTCCAAGCATTCTTAATAGTCCATCGACAAACAATGCAAGTGTAGTGAATCCAAGAATCATACTGATGACAGTGGCATCACGATTATGTTTTGCCATCGATGCTTCATCAATTTTTCTTGCTTCATTAATAGCTTCCTTTACAGCGTCAGCAATCATTGTATCGACCTCTGTTTTAGAGTAGGTCATAGCTCTGATCTTTTCTTCTGTTGTGAAATCTCTTCCAATATCAGTTACTGGAATATTTCTGATAATTGTTCTAATCATTAGTAGTTACCTTATGATGTCGATGTGCATATCTTTAGTCCAAACCTCTAATTCATTTCTAAGAGAACCATTAGACTTAAGACTTTCATATCTTTTAGAGGCTTTGTTCTTCCACCATTTGATGAGGTTCTCTTGATAGAATTTATCAAAGTTGATAGGATTTTTTTCTAGTTTGTCAGTATCTCCTCGAATTACTTCCCTAGAATTAGCAAATCCATAGTCACTGAAATAAACTCTTTTCTTTTCAGTGAGGTTCTTTGCATTTACAATCGCAGTCTGGAATTCCGCAGCCTTTTGAGAAGACGAGTTTTTCTTGATAATAGATATCATCTTTTGCTGTGTTTTTAACTTGCGACTGGAGGCGTCCTCCTTGACCAAAGTTTTGTTGTTGTTTCTCTCGATAAACCATTTATTTAAACCTTTAAAGACATCATCATGTAACAAGGGAGTGAAATCACTTTGAGTTAATCCTTTGTATCTCATATACGGTTTTAAACCATCATACTGAGATGATGATTTTGTTGTACCATATAATGACGTAGTTTCAAATAAACAAATATCAGATCCGTATTTACTATTTAACTGTTCTCTAGCTTCATGAGAACAACATAATAGTGCCAAAAGTTTACCACCCAGATAATTAAATCCAAATGGTTGAGTTGGCACTATGATAAATCCCATGATTGAGTGACGATTAAATCTCTTCAACTCAGGTGGTTTTCCTAGCCAATCATTACGAGGTTTACAGTTGATAGTTGGAGAACCAAAACGGATAAATCCAACAATCTTCTTTGTATTTGTTTCCATGACAATCCATTTAAGTGATTTGCCAGGAATTGAACTTTCAATTGAATGAGAGGTTGTTATCTGTAGTCTCTCATTGAAATATTCATTTGTGAAACTATCTTCCTTTCCAGCGGCATAGACTTTAAAATCCATGTCATTTGGGTGCATGTCAAACGCATCAAACATATCTTCTTCAGGCCCACAGCCAGGAAGATATGTTGGCATCTTTGACATACGATCTAATTTTACATTACGAAGATATTCATCGATACGTCCTAAATTTGAGAAGTAATCGATGAATTGATTTGCTGCATACGCAGCATCACTTTCACTTAGATTCATTGTATAATAGGCATTCTGGAAGGAGGAGGAACTAGAGGTTCATATATAAACTCTCTTTCCATAGGCATCGCAAGAACCTCCACAAGTAGATTAATATCAGCAGATATTGCATCATTTGATTCAGCCATTCTACGATATCCATTACCAACATATATTTGTCCCAACAAGACACCAATAGTACAGGCGCCCCAGAAAACATAATACTTGTTAGATTTTACTTGATGTTTTATTTTGTTATAAGATTTAGTCATCGTGGTCATCCCAAGGGTCTTTCAATCCTTTATTCGCAAAAAAACCTTTGTATATACCATATGCAGCTAACAGAACAGTAATTACTGCAATTGATATACCAAAAGTATAATCAGGATTAAATGTAAAATGTGGTATAAGTGTTTCATTACACTTTGCAATTTTTTCTGGATCATTCCAAGTGCCAGGCAAAGTATAAACTGGCGGACATGCTAAAAAAATCATAGTTTACTTTTGAACTTATGGTAGACTTCTACATAAGATTCACATTTAGGACAAGAAAGGTTTGTAACTATATCATACTCCGAATCTTCAAGATCGTCAATGTCATGGTCTCCACCCCAGATTAACTCTGTGTTACAATGCCAACAATTCATTTTAAATAATTTAAGAAAGATAAAATTACTAAGAGTGTTAAACAAATTTGATTATACTTCATTTGAATTCACACTCCAACATTATTTCCGTGAGCGCAGCGAGGAGATTAATTTCCTGATCCGCCACAAAGGCAATCTGGTACTGATACCGAGCAATAATGAGAACAGCAGCAGGGATACTAGAGTTTTTGAGGGAACTATAAAGAGCATCGTAGATACGACGCAAAAGTATAGAAGGATCATTATCCAAGTTATCGACACACCACTTACGGACTGCCGAAAAGTTTTTTTCCTTGAGATTTTTGGTGAGATCATTGATTGAAACGTCTGTAAATGTTGCTAAAATACCTGTATCTATTTTACCACTTGCTGAGTATCTTTGGCACTCATTAAGAACTCTTCTCCAATCAGGAAAATGTTTGTTGATGAGTTCTACGATTACCTTCTTATCATACTCAATTCTTTGTTCATCAAGAATAAAATTAAGTCTCTTAAAAAACTCAACTGCAATTTCTTGTTTCTCTTTGCCTTTGATAGAGAAATCTACAACTGCACATCTTGAATGTAAAGGTTCAATAATTTTATTCTTGTAATTACATGTAAATATAAATCTACAATTACCATAAAACTCTTCGATGTTTGCTCTGAGAAGAAGTTGAACATCATGAGTTGTATTATCTGCCTCGTCAATGATGATAACTTTGTGTTTTGCACCACCCATCAAGGAGACAGTTGAGGCAAAGTTTTTTGCCTGATTTCTTACAGTGTCAAGAAAACGACCTTCATCACTACCATTAATAATATAAAAGTCTGCACTAAGTTCATGACACAGAGCTTTTGCAACAGTAGTCTTACCACAACCAGCAGGGCCTGCAAGTAGTAAGTTTGGAACTTCACCTTTCTTTAGAAAACTTGAAAATGTTTTCTTTGTATTTGCAGGCAAAATACATTCTTCAATCGTCTTAGGACGATATTTTTCAACCCATAAAAAATCACTCATTAGATCTCCACTCTTTTCTCATTGTAACATACTTTTCATCATAGGCAGCCTTGTCTCTCATTCTTTTGAAAACAGTTGCAGAGC